GGAGCTTTACGCAAGGAATTAGGAGTCAAGGCAGGGGAAAAGATTCCCGCTAAAAAATTAAATGCGGCGGCTAAAGAATCCGGCAAATTGGGGCAACGTGCACGATTGGCTAAAACCTTGAGGGGCATGGCCTAGTGGCAACCACTAACACAGCTACGTTTATAATGGACTTCACCGAAATTGCGGAAGAAGCGTTTGAGCGTGCTGGAAGAGAATTACATTCAGGTTATGATTTAAAAACTGCTAGGAGGTCAATGAATTTATTGACTATTGAGTGGGCCAATCGCGGCATTAACATGTGGACGATTGATGAGGGGTCTATAAATTTAGAAGAAGGGGTAGCTACATACGATCTTCCCGCTGCCACCATTGATTTGATTGAACAGGTTATCCGTACTAATTCAGGGAGTGCTACTTTGCAGTCTGATCTTAATCTCTCCCGCATTAGTGTTTCTACCTATTCTTCTATACCCAATAAGCTTACCCAAGGACGCCCTATTCAAGTGTGGGTAGACAGACTTAGGGATAATCCTACTGTAACTGTATGGCCTGTGCCAGAACAGGGGACGGCCCTTGCACCATATTATGTGCTCAGGTATTGGAGACTAAGGCGAATACAAGATGCCGGGTCTGGAGTAGAGACTCCTGATATGAATTTTAGGTTTTTTCCTGCTTTGGTGTCGGGGTTGGCGTATTATATTGCCACTAAAATCCCCGAATTAATGCCCCGTATAGAGATGCTTAAAGCGCAGTATGATGAACAATATGCTTTGGCAGCGGGGGAGGATAGGGAAAAAGCTTCCATTAGTTTAGTCCCCCGCATTTATGGAGCAAGGTAAGGATGAGTGAAAGATTTGCGTCGGGGCAAAATGCACTTGCTGACTGTGATGTATGTGGGTTTCAGTATAAGTTACGTCAGTTAAAGCCATTGGTTGTGAAAGCGGTTGTGACGGGCATTAAGGCGTGTCCAGAGTGTTGGAACCCTGATCAACCACAATTAATGTTGGGGGTGTTCCCTGTATCAGACCCGCAAGCAATACGTGATCCAAGACCGGACTTTACGGGGTACCCCCAGAGTCGGGCACATATTGAACCGGTAGACCCGCTTGTTGCCTTTGGGCATATTGGGTATGTAACAATAGTAATTACTTAGGATATTACAATGGCTAAAGAAAAAGCGATCAAAGTTAAAAAATGGCCCGGTATTAAAGATTATAAACCGGGTACAAAAGTAAACTCACCAGAAAATTCTTCTGCTCCTGTTAAAACCAGTGGCATAAAGATGCGTGGGGGTGGTGCAGCTACTAAAGGTTTGATGAGCCGAGGGCCAATGGCATAGGGGTAGCGAGTGAATTACGCCGAACTTACAACTAACATAGAAGATATTTGTGAGCAGAGTTTTACTGCTGATCAGCTTGCTATGTTTACTCAACAAGCAGAACAACTTATATATGCTGCTGTAGATTTGCCTGCAATGCGAACTAACCAAACAGGTACTACCACTATTAATATCAAGTACCTGACGATGCCTACGAATATGTTGTATGTCTACTCACTGGCTGTCATAGACGCAACCAATGCTTACCATTACTTAATAAACAAAGATGTAAGTTTTATCAGGGAAGCTTACCCCAAAGCAGCGAATACTGGTCTGCCAGTGCATTACGCAATTTTTGGAGATGGTACTTTTATTTTGGGGCCAACTCCTGATGCCACCTATGCTTCAGAAATTCATTTTGCAGAGTATCCTGAGTCTATAGTTACAGCAAGTACCACATGGTTAGGAACTGAGTTTGATTCAGCGTTGCTTAATGGTGCATTGGTTGAAGCAATACGGTTCCAGAAGGGTGAAGGAGATATGGTACAGATGTACCAAAAATTATATATAGACGCATTGACATTGTTGAAGAATTTAGGGGCTGGTAAATTAGAAACAGATACTTACCGTAGTGGTGTAGTACGAATAGCACCACAGTAGATTAGAGGGTAGATTATGTTAAGCACCGCAGGCAGCATGGAAGTAGGAATAGTAAAAATAGGAGCCGTATCTAACCGTGGTTTTACCCCTGAAGAAATAGCGGAACAAGCGTTAGATAAGATTATCTCTATAGGTAATAACTCACACCCTGTTATACAGGCGCAAGCAGAAGCATTTAGAAAAGAAATTAAAGGAGTCTTGGTTAGGTATCTACGCCAAGCTGTGGCTTCACATAACACCACATTAACCAATCGTTTTAAGGAAGCGGGGCACCCCGAATTAGTAAAACTACTAGAGGTATAACATGGCAATTACAATCACAACGGCAATGCCTACGTCGTTCAAAGTAGAACTTTTGAAAGGTTTGCATGATTTTACGGTGGGCAGCAGTACGTTCAAGATGGCACTTTTTAAAGCTACAGCTTCGGGTAGTGGTACTTATGGCGCTGCAACCACTAACTATTCTGACATGGGTTCCGATGAATTAGCTACAGCTACGGGTTACACCCGTCCGGGCGAGTTTCTAACGTCTGTTACACCTACCGCTGATGGAACTACAGCAATCTTAGATTTTGCTGACGAAACGTGGGGATCATCTAGTTTTACTACTTGCGGTGGTTTGATCTACGATACCTCGGATTCTGATTCTGCTTGTGGTGTGTTGAGCTTTGGAGGGGATCAGACCGTAAGCACTGGTGATTTTCAAATCCAATTCCCGGCTGCGGCTGCGGCCACTGCGATCATTCGTATAGCATAACAGGAGCTTGTTGTGAGCGGGTGGGGTCAACGGCCTTGGGGTTTTAATAGATGGGGCGGCCAAGCTTCTACTATTGTTTATCTTGGTGCCGTCTGGGGTGCTCGTGGGTGGGGTGAAGAAGCGTGGGGTGATAATGGTGTTACCACGTTTGGTACCGGTGCTATTGGGTCGGTTGTTGTAAGTTACAGCAGTATAGCTTACCCAACAGGGGTAGTAGGAACAGGGGCAGTAGGTACTGTTGTAACGAATTACAGTAACCTCACTATCCCCACGGGGGTAGAAGGTACAGGGGCAATAGGAACCCCATCAATAGTACCAAGTTTTGCTATTACTGGTGTACAAGGCGTAGGGCAAATAAACAGTGTTAGCACTAACACTAGCGATTCCATTGTACCAAACGGAATAATAGCAACAGGCGCAGTAGGCACAGTTACTTTTAGTATTGGTACAGTATTTGATGTTACTGGGGTAGCAGGAACAGGGGCAATAGGGACAGTAACACCAGCCTACGACTGGATTGTTTACCCCACAGGTGTAGCTGGAACCGGAGCTGTACAAGCTGTAACCCCAGCAGCTATATTTACGGTAGAGGGAGTGGTAGGAACAGGGGCAGTAGGTACTGTTGTAACGAATTACAGTAATCTGACTATTCCCACAGGGGTAGTAGGAACAGGTGCAATAGGAACCATAATACGGGGTGGTTGGACAAGCATAGATGTTTCACAAGTACCAAATTGGGTGGACATTACAGACACTCAAACCCCTAACTGGATAGACATAGACACGGCGGCATAGGAATTAATCATGGCAACTTATGTAAATAATTTAAGACTGAAAGAAATAACCACCGGAGATGAGGACGGTACCTGGGGCACCTCGACCAACACCAATTTGGAGCTTATAACCGATGCTCTAGGATATGGCACCAAACAGGTAGCGGCGGATTCCAATGAAACCTTCACGATGCCTAATGCTACCGCAGACGGCACACGGGCGCTCTATCTCAAGTTCACTTCGGCTGGTTCGTTAACTGCAACTCGTACCCTGACACTTGCACCAAATACTGTTTCCAAGATGTGGATGATTGAGAATGCTACGAGTGGAAGTCAGTCCATTATTATTAAACAAGGTTCAGGCGCTGAAGTTACTATAGCCACAGGTGTAAAAGCGTGGGTTTACACTGATGGTGCGGGATCAGGTGCAGCAGTTACTCTTGCAAACCCTACTGAGACAGGTACAGGAACAGTAACCTCTGTTGCAACCGCTGACGGTGGTGGGGTTAATGGCATTACACTCACAGGTGGAACAATTACCACTTCTGGCACTATTACTTTGGGTGGCACACTGGGAAGCGTTGACCTTACTTCACAGATTACAGGCACTCTCCCAGTTGGTAATGGTGGTACAGGAATTACCAGTTTGGGTACAGGTGTTGCCACATGGTGGGGAACACCATCCTCGGCTAATCTCGCCAGTGCTGTTACGGACGAAACCGGATCAGGCTCATTAGTCTTTGCTACCAGCCCTACATTTGTAACTCCAGCTTTAGGCACACCATCAGGCGGTACAGCCACTAATCTGACAGGACTTCCGTTGAGTACAGGGGTTACAGGCGTATTACCGAATGCCAATGGCGGCTCTGGTGCAATTACTCCACTACTAAAAGGAGTCGGATATACGGCTATCAACCGAGATTACATCATTGCTACGGCTGGAAGTATCACCATTACTCTTCCTACTGGGCCTAGCGCAGGTGACACCGTAACTATTAAAGACGGAACTGGAGCAGCAGCCACCACTTCATTTACGGTTGGTCGTGCTGGCTCAAACATCGCCAGTTCTGCTACTGACCTGACTTTCGACAAAAACTGGGCAGAGGTTGTACTGACCTACATTGATGGAACTATCGGCTGGAGCGTATAAATGAGTAACCTTTCTGATCTGATTCCCGCAGGAGGGGGTCAGAACAATACAGATTTCACGGCGAGTGGAGCAATAGCTTCGGGCAAGCCTGTCATTCTGAATAGTGCTGGAACTGTTACTGAAGTATCAGAGTCAACAACAACACAAT